GTCCTCCACGGACCCGCAAGCTCCACATGCCGCACCGACTGCACACCCTCGTCAACGTCGGTTCGGCACCACGGCCCGCACGGACAAGACACGTCCAACGAATGCCCCGGATAGTCCGCTGCTGCTGGCGTCCACTCCAACTCGACACCATCGGGGAACAAATGAATCTGCCTCACTGTGCTGTCCTCCACGGACCAACCAGCCGCGACTCGCCACAGAGGCTGCGAACGAACAGCTCGCGTACAGCATCGATGATGGCTTTGTCGTAGTCATCGGGGCCGATCCGGAAGAGTTGGTAGATGGCCTCCTCCCCCATCACCTGGGGATCTTCGATCCGCCCCTCGCAGATAAGAAGGACGTCTTCGCCGAGGAGGATCTTGTCGGCCACGGCTCGGTACATGTTCGACGTAGGTTTCACCAGCTTGCTTCGGTAGACGAAGAGCGCCGTGGCCCGATCCCACGGCGCATCCTCCATCCATCCCTCACACTCCTGAACGAACAACCAGCCCCGCCGATACTCGACGGTGCGAGGTCGCCCGAAGACCACCCCTTCGATCTCCTGGTCGGTGAGCAACTCAAGTGCCAATTCTCATTCCTTCAACAACTCATCGAGGTCGGGAGGCCAGCACCAGATCAGCTCACCCTCGTCGGTCAAATTCGTGTGCTCGTTGACGCGGATCAGCAAGTCCCCGTCTGTCGACTTCCGCTTCACGTAGCGGAAACCCCCGCCGCCCATGCCTTCGTACGGCTCGATGGACGGGTCGAACTCCACAACCAAGTCTTCGTCCCGCAGGTGCTTCCACCAGTTGCGGAGCCTGCGCTCCTTTTCAAAGGACATCTCCTTGAATGAACCCCGGCGCATGAACTCGCCGTGGTCCCGAAGCCGCTGGTAGGCGGGCGACTTGCCGTGTCGGTTCGTCGTTTGCCAGGGCCACGCTCTGCGAACGATCTCTCGTGTGGTCAAGAACCCACCATACTGGTGCTTCTGCCACGAAACCGCCTGCCGGGTGACCCCGTGCATCTCGGCGATCTGACTCTGGTTGTACCCCTTTCGTCGAAGCTCTTCTATGACTCCGAAGACCAGCGGCTGCCGGCCCACGTACCTGGTTCCACGCTTCTTCGTTTTGCCGCTCATGTTTACCTCCATGAGTAAGGTGAGTGTCCAGCCCTTCGTCAGGTTGGACTGATGTTGACTGTCAAGATCACTGCTCTTTCTTTATATCGCACCGAACGATCCTGTGCATTAAAGATCCCCCGGTACCCCCCGCGCATTACGTTGGCGTAAATCTAACCCGGACCTACGACATCCTCAAACCTCCTGCTCAGGGCAGCCAGTTCGCCAGACGGCACGCCGTGATCGCGGACTCGGCGGCGGCGAACGCCTCCCATATCTTGTCCTGAATCTCATTCCGAAGCTCTTCGAGGTCGGAGTCGAAGAAGTCAGCCCTCTCCATCGCCTCGTCGTAAGCGTCCTCGGCCTTCCGCAGCGACTCCTTGCTGGCGTCGAAATACTCTAGCAGCCGCATCGCCAGGTACGCGTAATCTGTCATCAGCTCTCCTCCTCCACGATCAACACCACCATCTCTTTCTGCAGAATCTCGATTTCCTGTCTCGCTCCTCGCTCTTGCGGGAGCCGTCTTCGGCACGCTGCCGCGATGCCTCCTGGCCGCACGTCGGGAGCTGCCCGTGTGCGACGTGCCAAGCTGAATCAGCCGCCAACCCTCCGTGCTCGGAGATGTGCCGGCTCGACCGGTGCTCGCACGGAGAAGCACCAGCCTCCGGAGCGACCAGCAGAAGCACCGCCGCCGTCCCCAGGATGACGGCGACGAGTGTCAAGAAGATGACCATGTCTTGCCAGAGCCGCGACATCACAGCTTCCTGCACTGCTTCGTGGCACCGTCCGGGTGCCACCGCTTGTAGACGAAAATCCGGTTCGCGTACTGCCCCCGGCGAAGGGACGCACGCTCCAGTCGGATCGCCTCCTTCCAGTGGACTCTGCACAGAACTCGCTCCATTACTCCTCCTCGCTCATTGTTGTGCCAGTTCGTTGAGGGTGCGGATGATCTCGCCAATTTCACGTTCGGCGGTATCTACATCATCGATAGCCCAACCGCCGGATGAGTAGAACTCGCCTAGTTCGATATCTCTGATGCTGGTGTAGATAGTCCAGCAGATCCCGTCGGGATACTGCCGGTCCGGGCCAATGAACAACAAAGCCTCTCCGGCGCGGATGGCGTACTCGGTTTCGAGGATCAGCCCGGGAAGGGCGGCGATCTGTTCCGCGAAGACAGGTGGTTCGGCCTTCGCAACCTCGTAGTAGATGTGGTTGACGATGTCCCGGATGTTGTTGTCGACGTTGTTCATGTCATGCCTCCCGAATGTTCCTGTAGATCTCACCGATTCGCCAGTAAGCCTCTCCGACAGCCTCTTTGATCAGAGGGTCGCGGTGACCGTGGAAGTCGTAGGACTCCCAAATCTCAAGGATCTCGTTGCCACCCCAGATCGAGCTGGAACCAAGCTCTACGTCGAACATCGACGCGATCATAACCAGCCCGTAGCGAGCGTCCCCTCTGACGAGGTGAGCCACCATACGAAAGCTATCCTCCGCGCCGATGTATGCGGATTCGATGATGTTGTCGTGATTGACTAGTCCCACAGGTTCTTCCCTTCCAAATCGAAGTACAGCCGAGATGTGATGCGAGCCTCCAACACGGTCAGCGCATCCATGAGCCGATCAGCCCTCGTCGGACTCTCACACTTGATGTACTCGTGAGCGTTCCGCGCGTGCTCGCGGACCAGCTCGACCAACTCTTCCGACAGCTCGACCTGCATCAGATCTCCTTCTTCCACGCCTCGCTGCTCATGGCTTATGCCTCCTTGATCTGGAAGGTGCACTTGTAGTGGTATCCCGCGAGGAAGTCGCGGTCGAAGGACGCGAACACTGGGCAGTGAAGCGTCATGGCTTGGTGCTGCCAGTAGTCCTCGTTGCAGATGGCGCACAGTGCGCCGAGCGAATCCATCACCACACCTCCTTCTTCCAGTTGGTCCCCGCTGTCGGGTCCAGCTCCTGCAGTCGTCCGATCAGGTCTTCGTAGTCCCACTCGGCCTGCTCGCGCTCGGGCGAGCCGGGAGCGGAGAAGTTGATCCGGTCCTCGACCTCGGCCAGCAACTCCTCGCACTCCTCGATTGAGTCGATGTCTTCGACGTACACGTCAGATCTCCTGTTGGGTGTCGAGCCGGGGTTTGGTCAGTCGGTCGGCGAGGTGTTAGTCCAGGCGGAAGGCAAGAAGCCTCCGCTGGTCAGCCATTCGTCCAGATCTTCGATGGCGCTGACCAATTCGGTTAGCGCCTCGATGTCGTTCTCGCCGTCTTCTTCCCAGAACGCCTTGGCGTTGGTGCGGATCTGATCGAGAACTGCGTTGGGGTCCATCACGCCTCCTTCTTCCAGTTGTTCCGGTTGCCCTTGCCCGGGCGCTTCATCTCTCGCTTGCGGTTGCGGTGCGGCTGCGCCGCGTTGGAACGGCGCAGCTCCAGCCGTGCCTTCATCTGGTCGGTCATGGTTCTCCTCCTCTTGCGTGTCAAGCCGTGGTCAGGATGAAGCCTTCAGTACGTCGACGTGGATGCAGCCGACGTTGTCGGGCCCGAACGTCGGGTGGAACCCAAGCACCTCGTCTTCCTGGCACGGGAAGTCCGCTTGTGAAAACGGAACCTTCGCGACAGGCTCTTCGGCGTAGATGAAGCCGATCATCACCGACAGCCCGAAGATCGCGACCGCGATAGTCCCGACGGCCCAGTAGCAGTCGATCTTGTTCATGTCATGCCTCCTGGTCGTTGTGTGTCAAGTCGAGCAACTGGCGGATAGCCAGCGCGGCCTGCTGCGGGCAGACGCCGTTACCGATCATCCGCAGAGCCTGCGTCCGCGAAATCTCATCCTGCGAGGGGCGCTTGGTGCCCCGGTTGACGAAGTCTGAGACCCAACCAGCGGGCCACCCCATCATCCATTCCGAAAACTCGATGTTCAGGCGCGGGTTACCCCTGCGCCCGATCTCAGTCGCCGCCGGCGCCTGGCGGCCTGTGACCTGCTCCCAAGCCTCGATTGCGGCTCCGTACTCAGCCCACCGCGGGCTGCCGTCGAGCAGCGCGAAGTCGATGAGTTGGCGGGTGTGACCAACCCTCGTATCCGGGTGAGCGCCACCGCCTGTCGCGTCCGACGCACACGGCGTCGGCAGCAGCTTCGTCACCGCCTTCGGGAGGCTCATCCCTCCCTGCCGGAAGTTGTCCGGCTCCGGACCCTTCCAGTCCCTAGCCGTCGGAGTCGGCAGGAGTGGCGAGGATGAAGACTCGGTCCCGCTGGTGCGGTGCTCCGGCGTCGGCAGCTCCGACCACCTTCCACGCCGCGTCATACCCGATTTCGGCCAAGTCTTGGAGGACACGTCGGAAAGCTGACCCCCGGTCGCCGCCGTCTGCTTTGGCACTGAGCAAACCTTTCACGTTCTCGATGATGACGTAGCTGGGCCGAAGCATGTCGATAGCTTCGGCGAAGTAGGACCAGAGACCGGAGCGCGTACCGTCAGCGATGCCTGCACGCAGGCCAGCGGCGCTCACGTCTTGGCAGGGGAAGCCGCCGCACAAGATGTCAGGGCGGCGAACGTTGCTCCAGTCAACGGTGGTGATGTCCCCAAGGTTCGGGACACCGAATCTCTTTGCGAGCACCTTGCTCGCGTGCGGGTCGGCCTCGCACTGCCAGATTGTGCGACCGCCGAAGATCTCCTCGACGGCCAGGTCCAAGCCTCCGACCCCGGAGAACAGCGAGCCGATCTCGACCGTCACTCGTCCACCGCCTGCAGCCAAGCGATCAGCTTGCGCCGTGCGTCATCGCTCAGATGGACCGTCGGACCATCGCTCTGATCGTTCGAGGTGCGGAACCAGATCAGCCCCTCGAAGTCAACCCACGCCTCGATGATCTGCCCGAAGCTGTCGCTGTACTCCAGCCCCAGCGGGGACGCAACGAACTCTTCCATATCCTCGAACTCGATGGGTGTCAAATCCTTGAACTCGATGGGTGTCAAGCTCATTCGACGAAAACTCCTTCTCCACAAAGATGTGCCCACCGCGAGCTGCGGTACTCCTCACCGGTATCGGTGTAGACGAACGTCTCGGTCTCTCGCGGGTTGTACCGAATCTTGCTGCCGCGACGGTGATTGACTTCAATCTCACCCGGTGTCAGCGACACGATGATGCCTTCGATGCCCGCGTGGACATTCTTCGATCCCTCGCGGATCACGCGGCGGCGACCAGCCTCCGAAACCTTCGCCCTCGCCTGGACTAGCCAGACGTCCGCGTATCGGCCGATCACCTTGCCTTTGTCCGATCCCTCCAGCGCCTTGACGCTGTACACCGGGTGGCCAAGCTTCTTGGTCAGCGGCTTGTGCATGTACACGAAGACTCGCATCAGAAGATCTCCCAAGCCGCGACAGCGTTGTCACCTTTGTAGATGTAGCCATCGCTCGTATCGAGGTTCGAGACAACCTCGTATCCCCAACGCGCAGCGGCTGCGTACAGGTGATCGACCAGCACCTGTCGGGCCGAAGCCTCGATATGCTTCGTCTTGCCGGTCTCAAGATGTTCAACCGTCAAGTGCCACACGCCCTTAGGCATCGAAGATCCCTCCAAACAGTTCGTCCTGCGCCAACGCTTCTTGTGCCGCCTCCAGCGGCGTGTACTCCGACTCGAACCAGTCGAACCATGTCTGGTCGACCAGATCTCGATGAGTCAGCCCGACCAGCTCCACCAGGGCCTGGTCGACCCGTTCCAACCAATCCGGGAATGTCAGCTGATCCACGCGTCCATCCCTTCCGCGCTCAGGTTCTCGACCAGCGTCGTCGCCTGCACCTCAGTCAAGGCTCCGACCAAGAACTTGTCCCGACCATCGGTCGTCGTGATCCACACCTCGCACAACATGTCTCAGTACTCCCCGTAGTAGTCGTCGATCAGGTATTCGCCCATGAAGCTGTCCCCGTATTCAGGGCCGCAGCAACCGCAGCACGGAGCGTCTTCACACATGTCCCACACCTTTCTGTTCTGATGACTGTCAAGGCTGCCGGATGAAACCGGCAGAGTTGTCCTTCTTCCACTCGTGACCCTTGGCCCGGAGTCCGACCACGACTCCGGCGGGATCACGCCAACGCTCGTCGTGCTGGTCCCCGTCGATGACCGGGAAACCGTTCCACGACTTCGGCAGAGACTCACCACGATTCACCGCGAACGGCATCGAGATATTGCCTCCACCCGACAGGATGCCTGTCAAGTACTCGTCGCTGGTGTGCGACGACTCCTTTGCGGAGTACGTCAGCGTGTAGCCGTCCGGTACCTTCCGCTCATCCGGCGACCACGCGGTGTAGTCGTACAGCACCACGCCTGCGTTACGCAGTGCCTCCACCAGACCGGGAAACAGCTCCCAGCGGATATCGCTGGTCGTATTCAGCCGCAGATTGATACGACCGTGCCTTTTGAGCGCACGCCGGATCTCGTCGCCGATCAGCAAGCCTGCGTAATACGGATCACTCAGCAGGTAGGCGGTCCGCACCGCCTGTGCACGCTGAGCAGGCTTCATGCCTGATTGTCCGGAGCGAGACAGGCAGGCTGCAGCGCAACCCTTAGAAGCCAACGGACACAAGTTGTACCCACCGAACAGCCCGAACACCTTGCGTACATCCGCAAAGGTGTCTGCCATGATCCCTCGTTCGGGCAGAAGCATGAGTCCGTACGAAGGCAAAGCGTTCTTCGATAGCTTCTGCTGAGAAGCGCCACTCGTCAGAAGCGGAGCAGGACCGGAGTAACCCAGCTCTCTCCGGAGCATCCCGTAGTACTTACGAGCGAGACCGACGGACTTGTAGCCACCCTCAAGTCCACGGATCACTCCGGTGTGGAATCCGCCCCGGAGCAGGATGCCTTCAACACGCGTCAGAGTTGTCATGTCTACCTTCCGTTGTCTGGTTCTGATAGCTCACTGGACAGTCCTGTCCCCCCGCCTGGAGGGACAGGACGATCCCGAAAACTGTCAGCTCCGCC